ACACGCTGTTCCATGTCAGTGTGTTGCTGCCAGCGTTCTGGATCACAGCCAGTGCGTAGAAAGCACCAGAGACAAGGCTAGAAGGCGCTCCCATCGTCCGATTGCTTGACACAAAGGTGAAGGTAGCCACTTGGCCTGTTGTCGTGTCCCAAGCCACTGTTGCCGCATCGGTCAGTGCAATGTTGGGGCTGTAACCAGTACCGACCACACCCAGACGGTTGTTGGTGGCGTCATAGGTCAGGTTGGACTCGTTGCCAAACGCCGATGTGCCGTTGCCGTAGGGAATGTAGCCAGCAGTCAGGGATGTGAGGCCCGTGCCGCCAGACGCGACGTTCAGCGTTGCCGACAGTCCTGCGGCTGTACCAGTGGTGTTCTGGTTCAGCGTGGGCACATCCGCAGCTTGGATCGCAGCCAGCGCGGCATTGGTGCCGTCAGAGCGCAAGTATTGACCCGAGGTCTGGGTGCCTGTCAGGGCTGTGATGGCCGCAGCGGCAGTTGTCTGACCCGTACCGCCAGAAGCTACAGGCAGGGCCGTGCCAAGCGTCAGGGAGTTTAGCCAATTGAGCTGGGTGCCCACGTCCGTGCCGTTGTTGTACACGATGGTGCGGGTGCCAGCAGGGACCGCTACGCCAGTCTGGCCAGAGACCTTTACAGTGACGGTATAGCTGGAGCCGTTGATGACGATGTAAGGCTTCTCGATGGCCGGGACGTTGATTGTGCCCGCTGCGGATACCGCGCCGGATGCGATGTTCAAGCACAACGCCCGGGCGTCTTGCAGTGCAGCGGTGTTGGTCAGCGTCAGGGTAGCTTCGTTGGCCGTGAAGTCCCCGGAGTCCAGCGTTGCCATGCCCACAATGGCTTGCTCGATGGCCGTGCCAATGTTGGTGTTGGTCGTGTCGCCCCATGTGCCCGACTGCTCACCGTTTGCGGGCAGCTCAAACTTGAGGTTGGAAAAAGTGCTTGACATGTCGAGTCCTTACGTTTGGATGGCTTGCCAGTTGGAAGCCTGTGCGTTATCTATATTTTGCCAGTTGGGAGTCTGTGTGTCATCTATTGGCTTCCAGTATACGGCGATTACACTACCGGTCGCGCCCTGCGCTGCAACACCAGTTACCGCAAAAACTCGTGGGCCAACAGAAGCCGAACCCGCAAAACCTTGAGCCCCGACACCTGTCAAAGCAATAGAAAGTACGTTACCAACAGAACCCACTGCGCCTGCAATCGCTTGCGAGTTCAACGGAACAATAACCTGAGAAACAAGCCCTTGCGCGTGTACCCCAGACAATCCGACTGCCAACGACTGCGCCACCGATCCTGCAGCGCCTTCCCCATTCACACCTGACAGCACCGTGTCCCGAGCGACCCCCGGGGCGCTGATCTGGCCTGTGGCAGTTACGCCTATCAGGGCCAACAGCGTCTCGCCCCGAGAAACCGTTCCCACCTGCCCAGAAGCCAAGTTGCCGGTCAAGCCAAGCGTTTTGCCGTGCGTTACTGTGCCCGCTGCGCCAGCAGCCCCCACACCCGTAAGTGCAATTGTCCGGCTGTTTTCGACAGAGCCTACAGCACCGATTGCTGTGGTGCTGTTCTCTGGGATTGCATTGTTCTCGGTTACATCGCCAGTTAAGCCAGAGGCCCCGACACCGGACAGGGCAACAACGCGATCAGAGGCGACAGTGCCAACGGAGCCTGTGGCAACAACACCCAAAGCCTCAAGTGTGCCGCCCCATCCGTTTTCGCCCCAACCGTTGTCGCCCCAGCCGAGAGCCATTTACTGCCTATCAGGTTGTGCTCAAGCGCAGCAACGCAGTGGAAGTGTCGTTGGTAGGCATCGTCAATGTAAACGTGCCTGCCGTGATGGTCTGCGAACCAAAAGTATGAACGCTCACTGCCTTGTCGCCTTGCGTGGAGTTGTAGATCAACACAGCATCAAACGCGGTTGACAGCGTTACCGACGTATATGTGATCGATGCAGAGGGTGTCCAGTAGGCAACCCCGGCTGTGGCCGAAGTGTTAGTAGCTGCGGGGACTGTGGCGTTGGTAACTGCCACCCCGCCTGCCGTGTAGCCCGTGCCAGTCACTTCGCCTGTTGATGAGTAAACCGTGGTGGCTGCATTGACTGTGGCCGATGTCAAGTACAACGCTGCCTTGAATGTGTCCGCTGTGGTAGCGGCACGGATTGGGGCCACGCCAAAGTTGTGGGTTCCAGTGAGCAACTGGCCCATAAAAGATGTAGTCATCGACTGTGTGTTTGCCATGATGGCTCCTTATGCAATGGATGCAGCTTCCGCGAAAAGCGGCGGCATTTTCTTCAAAGTCACATGCGCCGAGCGATGAACAAGCTCTTCGCCCATCCAGTACTCGACCCATGTGGTCAACTCGTTGTCATTATCCACGACGCCCTCACGCTTTTCCAGCAGGGAATCGTCCATTTCGCCTTTGGTGGTTGTGACCAGCATGTGTGTCCTTATGAGATTCGCACGATTGCGCTGTTGGCATCGGCTGTTGGGAATGCGATTTGAAAGGTGTCGTTGCTGACGGTCTTGTCGGAGCCAAAGTCCAGAACTGCCACGGACTTGTTGCCCTCGGTGCTGTTGTAGATCAAGGCCGCACGGGCCGTGAACGTAGCGCTGGTCCAAGACGTGTTGGCAAAGCTGAAATATGCCGTGGGCACGTTGCTGCTGTTGTTTGCCGCCACAGGGGTGACCGAGATGGTCAGCGTGTTGCCACCCGCCACATAGTTTGTGCCCGTGACTTCGCCCGAGGTCGTGTAGGCCGTGGTGTCGTAGCCGAGGTTAGCAGCGGCGGTATACAAGGCAATCTTGAACGTGTCCGGCGAAGTGGGCCCAAAGTTGTGGATACCCTGCGGCAGCTCGACTTTGAACGAAGTGGTTGCGGTTTGTACGATTGACATATCAGTTTACCCCTCTGTTTTGAGGTAGCGGTGGCGAACGGTACTGGCCGCTTCTGTAACTGTCGGAGCGCTCTAGTCCATCGCCCAGACGTTTGGCCAATGCTACGGCTTCTTTGAACTTCATGTCGTAGCCCTGCATGATGTCTACTTCACCCTTCATGTATGTGTATGCCTCGACCAGCGAACCGTAAAGCAGCACGCTGTCAAAGTTGTCACCCAACCAAGAAGTACCCGCCGTCACAATCGACGGTGGGTAGTAGAAGTAGTGCAGCTCAGCCACGTAAGTGGCGTCTGGCGTTGGACCCAAGATGAAAGTCAACTCGTTTACGTCGTTGGACTGTGGGCCAAACAGAGCGTAATACTTGGGGAACGCCTTGTCACTAGGGTTCGGGTACGCCTGTCGGATAAAGTTCACATCCTTGTTAAGCAAGTACTCGTAGTTTCCCGAAGCATCGACCAACGCCAACGAGTGCACCGACAAAAAATCGTTCGGGCAAGCCAAATACTTATTGTTGTTGGTGACGGAGCCCGTCACGTTCTTGCGCAACGAGGGGAACTGCACCATGTTGAAAATGCGCTGCTCAGCCTGCTCCACAAACACAGGAATCTCCGCCTCAAACGAAGCGTCCTGATTTTCTGTGTAGGCGATGATCGCCGCTTTCAACTCGGTGTAGTTCATTCAGACCTCACGCCATTGGGCCACGAGCCATCACGCCCTTGGTGGCGCATCCAGTGCCACGGATTTTAATGCCCGAGGTTTTGGTGGGTGGGTAGTCTTGGCTGCGCACGTTGGCCACGGACACGTTGGTGTTCCGCATGGTCGTCTTGGCAGGTTCAGTGCCAACCACTGGGGAGGGCACAGTCTTGATCTTGCTGGTGGCCATATCAGGCTCCCTTCTTACCGGGCGACTTTTGGTTGGCTATTTTGGCCAAACCACGACCCATCTTCAGCATGTCGCTGTTGGTTTTGCCTCCAGCCCGCATACCTTTTACGGCAGCATCTGGATGCGCGGATTTCATGCCTTTGGCCATGTGGGCCTTGAGTGCTTTTTTAGCGTCCATGTCAGACTCCTATTTGAACTGTAACTGTACCAACTTCCACGGTCAAAGCCAAGTTATTTGGCGTCAACGCACTGTCAAAACCCCGGGAACCGCCAACAGGGTTCCAGCCCCACTGAATGTCCCGTGAACCCCCAGTGTTGAACCCGTCTGTGTTGGTGCCCGCCGTCACATACGTGGTGTCCCTGCGAGGGTTGCGCACCGCCTGCGGGTCATCCACCGGGTACATACCCAACTGGAGCTGTGGCTGATCTGGGTCCCAGCAAGAATCGCACACCAGCAGGTTGTACGTCTTGGTCTTGATCACCTCTTTGCGCAGCGCGGTCAGCTTGAACTGAAACCCACAACGATCGCACATGGCGATCGAGTTCTTGCCTGACGCATAGCGATTACCCATTACGTGCCGCTCCCAATGAACATCTGCCGTGGCACGAACCGCACAGCGGCCTTCTCACGGTCTTCGTCTTGGGCAAGCTGCCACGCCTCATCGTACTGAGCTTTCAGCACCTGCATGCGATCCGCTGCGTTGGGCAGCTTCATGGCCAGATAGTACGCCAAGCCTGCCACCATACAGGGGACAAACCGGAAGGGCACATCAGCCACGTTGACACCGCCGCCGATGTCTTGCGTGCGGCGCAGACGCCAGTACACCAGCGTATACGGCTGGGTGTTGTCCGGGGTTGGCCAAACGGTCACTGCAGGCAGTTGCTCCCAGTAGACCGCATCACCGTTGTTGTGGGCTGCTGCCGTTGTGTTGGCTTGGCCCCGGGCGCAGTTGTTGAGCGTGTTGCCAGAGATGTACCCGTAGGCAATGATCTCTGTGCCGATCTTGACGAACCCGGCAGCGGGCAGGCCCACAACGGAGTCGAGCGTGATAGTTGTCGCGGTGGACGTGATCCCGCCGCTGAGCAGCAGCCCTGTGGGGCTTGTCTGGGCATTGAGCCGCTGCACCCAAATCTGGATGGGGCGGGCTTGCTGCAGTTTATTGGGGATTGTGGCGTAGGTCGAGACGCTGATGCGCGTGATCGTCAGATCGGCTTGGGTGGCCACGTTGTTGGCCCCGGTGCGGATCACATGCTCGATCAAATCCACCGTGTCGCTTGGCAGCGCGTAGGTGTTCTGGCCCGCCGTCAGCGCGATCGTGCCCTGCTCAAACGTCCACATGTTCAGGCCACGGTTGGCCCAGTCTGCAAACATCAGGTTCAGAGAGCGGCGGGCTGTCTTCAGGTCGTAACCCGTGCGCAGCTCTGCCCCGCATCGCTCGAAGGCTTCTTCGACGATTTCTGTCAAATCCAGATTGAAAGCTGAAACGCCGGATGTGGTTGCCATTATCTGAACCCTGCTGTTTTCTTGGCGATGCGTTTAGGCTGCGCCACGAATTGTTTGCCTGCGGCTTTGCCAGCACGTTTGGCCTTGGTGGTGGCCGCGTACTCAGCCGGTGACAGCGATTTTATGGCAGCTTCGGGCAAATATCGCTCCCCCGTCTTGGAAGACG